TTGATGGTTTGTAGTTCAACTTCTTCATAAGTCTGTTGCTTCTTGGAAGCGGCTTTCGCTTTCGCCAAAGGCTTGGGGGTGTCTTCTGGCTTGGACTTGGGTTTTGGGTTAAACAGTCCAAGAAGCCAATCCCATATTCCCTTGATGGCTTTGACATCAGCCATGACCCCTTCAATTGTCTTCTTAGCACCCTCCAGTTCCATGCGCCCTTCGTGGAGCATTGCACACCCTGACTTGATGGCAGAGACTGCGCCTTGAGCAAGGAGGAGGAGAGAGAAAGGGTCAATGGTTTACTCCTACGGCCTATTGGGAGCCATATTGTTGAGTTCAATGCGAGGGTAAGAAGAACCATCACTTTGTGTTGCAGTAGAAATAGCACCTCGTGTGAGTTCAACTTCTGTTGGAGTCAAATTACGAATAAACGCTTGTGTTTGATTACGAACTTCTGGGCTTAGTTTTGCCATCATTGCACCAACAACTCCTTCTGTGTCTTTCTTAGGGATTACTTCTAAGAAATCAGCAAGTTTTTGTGGGTTCAAGGTAAGGTCTGAAACAAGGTCATCCAAATCTTTTTGACTTCCACGCTTCAGATAATCCAAAACAGACTTTGCAAGACTAATCTTTGCGTTAAGCAATGTAGGGATTTCCTCGCCAGATGCAAAAGCAGTAGGTTCTTGACCTCTTACTTGTTTACCAGCCTCAAAAGCCTTTTGCTTTCTAGCCAAGTCAGCCCTAACGCCTTCAACAGATTTGATTTGCTGTGGTGTTAAGAAGTCAGCCAAAGTCTCGTATCTTTGAACACCAGTTGTGCGCTTGATTAAAGCACTAGCGTTATCTACCGCATTGGCAAACACACCAGCCTTCTCTACGTCAGCCAAATTTAGGCTTAACTTGTCAACCAAGGTCTGACCAACTTCCATTTGGTTAATCTTTTTACTGTGGTCAGCAAAATTTGTTAAATAGTTAGACCATAAATTAGTACCAGATGCCTTGTTTATAGAGTCATCAAGAATCTTCTTAATGGTGGATTCAACATTAGTTGCTTGTGCGCCAAATGATTGATTTCTTTGTGTCAAGAACGCACGAATATCATCGCCAATTTCTTTTCTTACTTGATACAAGTCAAGGCTGTTTATGATGCCATTTTCATCAGTAAGTGAGCCAAGTTTTGTCTTTAGGCTGTCCAATGAGGTGGTAAGCAAGGTGTTTGCTCTCTCGCCTGGCTTTTGTAGGCTTTGTTCAATTCTTGACAACAATGGGGATGTAGACAAAGGATAGAAGCCTTCATCAGCAATGCTCTTTAGTTGAAGTTGTTTAAACGCAAGTTCTGACTTACGCTGTGCAATTGGGTCAGCAAACTCTTGCACCGCACCAGATAGGCTCTTAGCAAGTTCATAGTTGCCTTTATAGCGGTCAGGATAAGTCATTGGCATACCAGCAACTGCGCCTATTTGACCGCCCTGTGGGGCTGTTGCCTCACGAACTCCTGCTTGCGCTTCTCCTGTTGCCGCCATCCCTTGCGCTCTAAGATTCTCAATAAGTTGCGCTTCTCTTTGTGCAATGTCAGCCTGTAACTTTGGTACTGCTTGACCAAATACATTGGCTTGATCTAATGCTGTCTCACGCATAGGAGTTGTTTCAGCAGTTCTTAGGCGTTTTGCCTCTTCTAAGTCTGCCTTAGTGCCAAATGCTGATGTCAATTCGCCTTTTCTTGCCGCCGCTTGCTCTTTTGCTCGTTCAGCAAACTGAGGTGCTGTGCGAATTTGGCTTGCTAGACGCTGTTGTTCCTTGATAAGACCAATAGCAGTAGGACTTTCGGCAAGTGCTTCAGCAGATGTTGGCTTGCTACCAGTAACAATTTGTCCTGCGTTACGCAAAGCATTGATTACTTCATTTTTCCTTGGGCCAGCCAACTCGTTTATGTATTTACGAGCCGCATCCATTTTGTTTGCATCTGTAATTGGCAAAGATGAAACATAGTCTTTTACTTCTTTAAGAACTTTTGAGGCTACTGGTATAGAGCCACCAATAATGCCACCCAATCCCATATTAAACAACTTGTCTGACAGATAAGAGTCTTCTGACGCTCCACTAGGCATTATTCCACCCTGAACAACACCACCAGCCATTAACTTGCTTACGCCAGCCGTAGGAAGTAGTCTGTTTAAAGGTGAAAATACAGCACCTGCAAATTCAGGAACATCAAAGCCTTCTCTACCTGCCGCTTTTTTAAGCGTTTCAGAAGCAAGTTGCTCTTGTTGAACATTTCTTATTGCGCCTTGCTTTACAGTCTCGCCAAACAAACCAGTTCTTGCCAACAATTCATTTACGCCTAATGCTGGTTGAATTACAGCGCCACGCAAAAGACTGTACGTAGGAGAAATCAACTCAGCCGCTTTTCTAGCAAACTCTGCTCTATTTCTAGCAAAATTATCCATTTCTCCTTGTGCAGGAGGTTGTTGCGCTACTGGTGCTTGTGACTGTGGCTGTTCAGTAGTTGCAGTTTGTTGACGCATTGATTGAGCAATTTGCGCCAAACGTCTAGCATCTTCTACATTACCTTGGGCATCTGCATTACGCAATGCTTGGATTACTTCATCATAGGTTGCCATATTTCCCTCACTTATTTAGGGTTGGTATATTTATTTATTAAATCTTGGTCTGAACCTGTTGATGGCGATGGTGTTCTTCCTCCACCATAAGCAGAAATACCTTGTGAAAAACGTCTGCGCTCAATACCATCCAAAGTAGTAACTTGTGCTTTCTTAGCGGCATTTACAAAGTTATTCAATGATTCAAGGGTGGTCTTTGTATCGTTCTTTCCATAAGCGGCAATTAGTTCGTTAGCAAAGCGCAATACGTCCTTATCTGTCTGAACGCCTTTAGCGGCATCAGTTTTAAGGTTGGTTGCATTTTGTATTGCTCTTTCTAAACCAGCGTAAGCACGACTTTCTGGTGTTGAATTGCTAGTAGCATTAGCCAATTCATACTTTCTATTGTTGATTGGCCCAAGTTCAAGAGGTGCTTTACCTGTTTGTGGGTTAATTTGTAATGTCTGAATAACAGGTGCAAGACTATCAACCTGTGCTTTTAGGTTATCAATCAATTTAAAGTCGTTATCTTCTTCTTTTTGTAAATTAGGTTTTAATGGTTGATTAGCAAACAATTGCTTTTTGAGATCAAGAGTGCTTAAAGCAACATCATTTCTCATTTGAGCAATCATTGCATTTGAGTCTGCTTTCATTTGTGCAATTTGAAGGTTTGTTGCACCATTCATTCTTGCAGTTTCTATTTTTGCATCTGCGCCTATTTTTGCCGCTTCAATTTTTGCATCGTTAGTTAACTTTATAGCGTCTAGTCTTGTTGCATTTGTATCTGCGGCTCTTGAACTCGACTCTAAAACAGCCAATATTTTGTCTGGACTACCAAATTTAGTAACAGTTCTTAAAACATCTGCTTGGGTTGCATTAGGGCCAAGGCTTGCCAATTCAGATCGTAACTTTTCTTCTTGTTGTGCTGACAATGTTTCTTTTTGGGTTTTAGCCCGTGCAAGACCAAGTTGTTGTGCGCTCTGTGATAAACCAAAAGCGACATCAGGATATTGAGTTCTTATTGCACCTGCCGCTTGCATCAAACCTTCTGGTGTAGTTACATCATATTGCTGTCCAAGTGCTTGCAAAGCAGAAATCTTCTGCAATTGCGGGTCTTGTGCGCCCATAGCACCAGCAATACCACGACCTAGTTGTGCCGCACCCGCATAAACATTGGCACGACCAAAAGCATCTGGAGCCAATTGCCCCATTTGTACACCTTGTTGCAATATGTTTTCACCAACATTTTGTTGGTACATCTCAGGAGTAATACCAAACAATCCACCTACAATATCTTGTGCCATGATTACTCCTTAAAAATATTGTTGCATTGGGTCATAGTAGCCAGTATTAAATGTGCTACCAGAACCACCAACATTTCCAGTACTAACTAGTGGTGATGTTAGATAAGTACCCAATGCGCCACCCAATAAAGAATTGGGATTACCCAAACCACTTAAACCATAAGCCAATGGACTAGCGGTAGCCCCTGCGGATGTACCTAAAGCACCACCATAGATAGAGCCTCTTAACCCTATCTCTCCAGCCCTTGCACCAGCCACAGATGATTGACCTGCAAGTCCTTGGCTTAAGGTAAATGGTTGTTGTGCCATGTTTTCTAGTTGACCAGCCTGACCAAACAAGCCTGTACCAAAGGTAACTTGTCGCTGACCAGCCTCTTGAGCTTGTGCCGCCAACTGTGCATCTTGTTGCGCCAAAGCGTTGTAATAGGCTTCTAACTCAGGATTAGAACCCATCAAGCCTTGTGCGCCACTTGGACGCAAACCAGTAGAACCTACGGACAAACCGCCACGACCTGTTTGAAACTGTTGGTTTCTAATGCCAGCCAACTGTCTTTGCCGACTAGGATCAAGCAAGTCATATTGCCTTGTCATGTACTGTTGGGCAACCTCTTCAGGAGTCTGTGCTAAGTAACTAGAACCCAAACTCATCAATCTATTCTGGGCAGAAGTGATCTCTGGTGCGGCGGTATAGCCAGCACTTATCAACTGACCCGTAGCAGGATCAACTTGGAAGTTAGATGTACCAAAACGGGTAGTTGTCCCCACAGGTCTGAACTGTGCGCCAGCAACAGCTTGTTGTGTCGCTTGACCAATTCTGGCTTGTGCTTGCTGTGCCGCTTGCCTATCCGCTTGCAATTGCATTAAGTTAGCGGCAGTTCCTAAACCACCTTGGATAACACCCTTTTGACCTAAGAAGTTCATTGCACCTTGAGCCGCACTACCACCAGCCGCCAATGCTCGTTTAATTATGGCTTGAGTAGCCGCATCTAGGGAGGATAGATAGTTATTCCCACCATAGGTTTGTGCAGTCATGGCATCAATTTGAGCCTGTGTGTATGGTGTTGAGCCAAACCCGCTTGTTGGCGTTGCTTCTGTACCAAAACCATATCCATAGGAACTATCTTGTGGAGCGTCAAGATAGCCATACTGTCCACTAACGGACTCTTGATCGCCATAAACCCCACTAACAGATTCTCCAGTATCAAAATAGTCAAAATCAGTTGCCATGTTATTTGCTCCAGTTGTTCCTTGCCCCGTACTTGTAGGCGTTACATTTGCAGATGGTAAATACGTGTAATCTGATGTCGTTGATGGTGTACCTTGCCCAATATTTAACTCAGGCACATAGTCTTGCGTTGCTGTTGTAGCCGATGGTGTAAATAATGATGATGGAGTAACTTGACTCACGCCACCACTTATCACGCCACCTTTAACAGACTCTTCTAGTGACTTCCCACTTAGCAAGCCACCCGTAGTCCCACCAGCAACATTGCCAGCAAAACTACCCGCTTCTGCACCTACGCCAGCACCAACCTGACTAGCAACTTGTGCAATGACAGCGGCTTTAGCGGCATCTTCAAGACTTCCACCCCTGTCAAGAGTATTAGCCGCTTGGATATATGGTGCGGCAACAGGAACGGCAATAGAAGCAACAGTAGCCCAACCGCCTGGGATTTCTTCGTTTACTGTGTCATCAAGATCAGCCGCCGCATCTGAAACACTACTTACAAGATCGCTACCAGCATCAACAATATCACTAACAATAGGAATGCCACCGCCACCGCCTTGGGGCTGAATCCTTCTATCTCCCACATGGCGAAACGCATAGATGGGGAGGTCTGGTATACCTAATAGGGCAAGACTATTTCTCATATCTGTGCTTTCCAGTTGTACTGTTGCAAGTCAGATGCTTGTACATTCAAGCCAACTCGTTTCATCAACTCCACAATTCCTTGGTTATCTGCTTTGCCGTATACAGTCTTAATGCCTAAAGCCTTGCCTCTCCTGACAAAGCCAATAACAGCCTTTGCCAATGTTCTTGGGTTGTCTTCAGTAAACAAGTGAATCTCTGCGGATGTTGGGTTAATCTTACGAACTAGCAATACAGAATCACTCTCTTGCATCAAAACAGCAGACTTAGCCTTAACTAACGCACTAACAGTACGCAAGGCTTTATCAGGGTCAATTTTGCGTTTGACCGCATCTGCTTTAATGATTTCTGATGCTTTCATTACATTGTTCCATTTGCAACGATGTTGCCAATCACAGTCAAGTTACCAGAGGCATCTATCTTTGCCACAGGCGTAGATACATTGTAGATATACAAGACATTTGATGCTTCAACAAACGAGAAGTTTGTAAATGTTCCATCTGCCTTTGTAGCAATAGCAGTTTGGATATTAGTAAACTCTGTGTCGATCTCAGTACCTTTGACAACCTTGGAAGCATTGCCTGACGCAAGCGCATCTTTAGCCGCAAAGTTGGTAGTTTTTGTGTAATTTGCCATGTTTATTCCTTACCCAAGTTTTCCGTTTTTAGCCTGAATCTCAATCTTCTGGATGCTGATAGCAGAACCATTGATCTCAACCTCATACGCTGTTTGCACAACTTTGCCAAAGCCTGATGCCTGACCAGCCAATGTGCCAATCTGTATGCCTGTCGAATAGTATGCTACTGGGATGCCATTTGCGCCATACTCAGCCATTCCATATTCCGCTACTGAGGAAATAGGAATAGTTGCTTGTGAAGCGTAATATTGCCCTGAAAAATCATAAGACCACTTAATTGTAAATATTTGGTTAGTTCCACCAATAACTACAACAGATATTTTCTTCAGGATTGATGTGACATTTGCATCACCTAAGTCAGCATAGTTGGTGTAATACTGGAAACGATAGGTAGAGGCATGGTCAAGATATGTCTCATACTTGCCAACAAAGCCATTCTTGCCAATTAGTAAATCACCATTTCTTTTTGCCAACAATGCAGTTGGTTCAATAGAGTCCCAAGTTGTTACCCTTGCAGAACCATCTTGTAACTGAGCCTTTGTATCAAATACATAGACTTGCTTTGCAACAGGAAGCGTTAAAAGATAAAAAGCATTTACTTCTGAGTAAACAGCCTTGATGTTTGCTAATGTCTCACTGCCACATAGGTCATCAAGTCATTACGCACATTCTTAGACAAATCACGCAATGGGGCAGACTTCTCTTGGATAGTACGGAGCAAACTACGCACACCTGAGTTAGACAAGAAAACAATGTCAGAAGCAGTTGTAACAATAGAATCCCTTGATAGACATCCAATATTTCCAATAGAGTCGCTCAAAGAAAGTGATGATGGCGTTGTAGCACCTGAATAAACTAATATCTGACGCTTGCCAAATATAAACAGAAAGCCATTGTGTGCGCCCAAACCAACAATCTGGTCAGAACCGTTAGGCCACACTTGGGCAACATTTAATGTTCCTGAAGTGCCACCCGTCCAGTTATGCCCTGCCAACAAGTCAGAAAAAGTAATCGTTACATTATCTGCCGTAGTATCAGCCACCCACAAGCGACCAAACGCAGAAATAACAACGTTTCCCAAAGGAACTGTGCCTGTATATCCCGTTTTCTCAGACACACGCCTGAAAGTGGTTAGGCTTACAGCAGGGTCATAGATCAAAGGATCAAAGCCAGATTGGAAGAAGAAGGTAATGCCATTTAAAGATGCACATTGCCAATTACTGTTTGTAATGGTTGGCGCAGTACCGCCGCCCCCATAGGTCAATTCTGTAACTGTATTAGTAGAACTGAGTTTGAATAACTTGTTGTTGCCAGCAAACAATACAGTTAGAGTTCCATCAAGTTGCACTAACTCATGGATGACTTTTATATCATTTGCACCTAAGTTGCCAGAGGAAGCATTAACCCTTGAGAAACCTTTTCGTGCGCCAATACGTCCATATTGGTCAATGATGCAATTGGTGGCAATAGACGCATACCCAGCCTCCAATGTCAGAGGAGAGTCTTGCGTGTTTAGCCCAAAGAAGCCTGGGGCTTGAACACTAAAGGTCTGCAATCTTTGCGTCATGTTGCTACAAACTCCCCACGATCAGGGTAGCGTGTACCTTCCAAAGCAATAAAGTCAGACAGCATTGCCCGATACAAGTTGTACGCCTCTGAGGAAGACAATCCACCATCTTCACCACGCTCTACCAATGCTCTTGCAAATGCGTTTTGAGACACTAAAACATCAGAAACTAG